GGCAAAGCGGCTGGCAAGGAGCCCAAGGAAGACGCCCCGCTTGTGCCGCCGTCACACTGGCCGGTTGAGGCCAAGGCCGAGTTCGCCGCGGCGCCGCGCAAGGTGCAGCAGGCCATCCTCGACCGCGAAGCCGACATGACCAAGAAAGCCGCCGAGTGGGGTGGCAAGGCCGAAGAACACAACCGCATGGAGAAGGTGATCGGGCCAAACCGCGATCGCTGGATCCGCGATGGCAAGACGCCGGACGTCGCCGTCGCACAACTGCTTGCAGCCGAGAAGGCTCTCCAATCCGACCCAATTGGCGGGGTCGTATACCTCCTGAAGACTTACGCAGGGGGCAAAGAAATGGGCGTCATCCAAGAGATCGCCCGCGCCAATGGCTATACGCTCACCAAGGCAACCAACCAGGGATCTGATCCACCCGATGGCGCACCAGCGCCAGCGGCGGTCGATCCCACTGTGCGCCGTCAGCTAGACGAGCAGGCCAAAGAAATTGCGGCCCTGAGACAACAAAACGAGCAACGCGAAAACGCTGTGAAGCAAACCAGCATCGAGGCCCTCAGATCTGCTGTCCACGCCGTCGAGACCGACCCGAAGAATCTTTACTTCGCCAATCTCCGGGAAGAGATCGCCGCCCTCGTGGATATCGCGGAGCGCAAGGGCGACAAGCGCGACCCGAAGGTCATCGTGCAGGAGGCGTATGACAACGCCGTCTATGCGAACCCTCAGACGCGCACGCTGCAGGAACAGCAGAACGCAGCGGCCAGAGAGGCAGCGGCAAAGAAAGCCGCCGCCGACAAGGCCGTCGCTGCCCGCCAGGCGTCAGGGTCCGTTCAAGGAGCGCCGGGTGATGGTGCGCCAAGCGCACGACCACGCGGTCCCAATGGCAAAAGCATCGAGGACGAAGTCCGCCGTTCATTCGACGAGCTGTCCTCACGCGCATAGAGGAACCAACAATGGCCGACCCAAACTTTTCGGAGATCGTCACCACGACATTGCGGAATCGAACCGGCGCGTTGGCCGACAACATTTCGGAAAACAACGCCTTGCTCAACCGCATGAAGAAAAAGGGCTCGCTGGAGACAGTGAGCGGTGGGCGAACGATCGTGCAGGAACTGGAGTACGCTGAGAACGCTTCGGCGCAGTGGTATTCCGGATATGAGCAAGTCAACATCAACCCGTCGGACGTCTTCTCGGCCGCGGAGTTCGATTGGAAGCAGGCCAGCGTCGCTGTCTCCGCTTCCGGTCTCGAAGTCGAGGTGCAGAACACTGGCAAGGAAGCCATCATCAAGCTGGCGTCCAAGCGCATCTCGAACGCGGAAAAGACCATGGCGAATCTCATCGCCACGGCGCTCTACGCGGACGGCACGGGGACGACATCGAAGGAGATCGGCGGCTTGCAGCTGCTTGTCCCAGACGACCCGACCACCGGGACCGTCGGCGGCATCAGCCGCGTGACGTGGACGTTCTGGCGCAGCCTTGTCTACGATGCGTCGTCGGACGGCGGCGCTGCGGCGTCGGCGGCCAACATTCAGGCGTACATCAATACGATCTACAACCGCGCGGTGCGCGGCACGGATCACACCGACCTGATCATGGCCGACAGCAACTACTACGGGTTCTTCGAATCCAGCCTGCAGGCGATCCAGCGCATCACCGATCCGGAGATGGCCACGCTGGGCTACGAGTCGCTGAAGTACAAAGGCGCGGCCGTTGTTCTCGACGGCGGCGTCGGCGGCAACTGCCCGACGAACCACATGTACGGACTCAATTCGGAGTACATCAAATTCCGCCCGCACTCCGGACGGAACATGGTGCCTCTGGAAAAAGTCCAGGCCATCAACCAGGACGCCACGGTCAAGCTCATCGTGTTCGCCGGCAACATGACGCTGTCGAACGCGATGCTGCAGTGGGTTCTCAAAGCCTAATCACTTCACGCTGACGCACGCGCTCACGGGCCAACCTGCGTCACAGCCAAGGAGACGACTATGTCAGGTACAGCTGGCGTGAAGCCAACCGTTCCGACCACTTCGCCGGGTTTCGCGCTGAACGATATCGCGTGGGACCGCGGCAAAGCCTACCGCTACGTCCAAGCCAACGGCGCCATCACAAAGCGCGGTTCGGGTTGCACGATCGGCTACTCCGGCCAGGCGATCATGTACGACACCGGCACCGCAGCGACCTTCCTCGAAGGCGACGCGGTCGGCATCGCGCTGGCCGCTTTTGCCGACAACGACTACGGCTGGCTGCAAGTCTACGGCCTCTGCCCGGTCGACAGCGAGCAGGACGCGCTCGCCAACAAGAAGCTCGGCGGTACGTCCACCGGCGGCCACATCGACGATGCGGCTGCAACCGGCCTCTTCATCAACGGTCTGCATCTCGGCGTCGCCACCGGCGCTTCCGATGCGATCAACGAGACCGGGTTCATCAAGTGGGCGACCGTCGAAATCCAGATGGAGCCGGAGACCTAATAGACGGCGCGACTCCCTCGCGACGCAAACTAACGGGGCGGCGTCGACCGCCGCCCCGCCATTTTTCAGGAGACGACGATGCCCGAACTCACCGAGGCCGACTTCATTCCGGTCGGCTCGCCGAACAACAAGGACAACACCATCCCGCGGTTCTACCCGCGTGAGGTGCTCAACAATTTCAAGTCGGAGAAGGAGGGCCATCCGGTCTACGACAAGATGGACTATGTCGAGGTGCTCATCCCCGGCGACCGCCTGACGCAGGCGGACCGCAAGGTCACCGACAAGGATAAAGCCCGCTGGGCCCGCCATTGGGCGGCGTATCAGGCAGGCAAGGAACTCACGCTCGACGGCATGCCGCTGGAGAAGTGGCCGCTGGTCGACAAGAACCAGATCGAGCACCTCAAGCATTTCAACATCCGCTCGGTCGAACAACTCGCCAAGCTCAGCGACACGCAACTACAGGCCGTTGGCATGGGCGCGCGTGCGCTGCGTGACAAGGCAGTCGTGTATCTCGAAGAGGCTCGTGGTTCCGCCGGCATCTCTCGCGTCCTGCAGGAAAACAGGGATCTGCAAAACCAACTGGCAGCGATGCGGACGCAGGTCGACAGCCTGCTCGCTATCGCTAACGCGGCAAAGGAGGCTGCTGCTGCGGCCCCAGCCCCGGTTGCCGTTGCGGCCCCTGCGGTCGATCAGGCCGCCATCGCCGCCATGGTTGCTGCGGCGGTGCGTGATGCGCTTACCAGCGGGGCCACGGTTGCGCTCGCCGATAGCGCCCGCGCTCAATCGTTCGTGGCCAGGGCCGACGAGGCGCTGGCAAAACCACCCGCCGCAGCGCCGAAGCCCGCCATTGAGGAACCCGGCATTTGAGCCTGCTCCAGCTCATCAAGGATGCTTGTGATCTCCTGAGCCTTGCGCGGCCCAGCGTGGTCATCAACTCCAACGACACCACCATCCGCCAGCTGTTCGGGCTGGCGGTGGTGGAAGCCAATGAGCTGGCAAAGGACTACGACTGGCAGGCGCTGGTTCAGGAAAAAACGTTCACCACGGTTGCGGCCGCCATCCAGACCGACACTCCGGTGGCCGCGGACTTCGATCGCTTCGTTCCCGAGAGCTTCTACAACCGCACCACGCGCCGGAAGGTGCTGGGGCCGGTCACCTCGCGTCAGTGGCAATTGTTGCAGGCCAATCCGCAGGCCGGGCAGATCGTGCTCGGCTACCGCCAGCGCGACGGTGTGTTCCTGCTGACGCCGACGCCGCCGGCGGGGCAAACCATCGCCTACGAGTATGTCAGCTCCTATTGGGCCAAGACCGCAGACAGCGTGACGGCGAAGGCGGTATGGACGCTCGACACCGACCTTACCTATCTCAGCGAGAACCTCATCAAGCTCGGCATCGTCTGGCGCTGGCGGGCGGCGAAGCGCTTCGGCTACGCCGAGGAATACGACACCTACATCGCGCAGAAGAACCAAGAGAAGGCCCGCGACGGCGGCTCGACTACACTCAGCATCGTCGGCGACAGCGGCTTCGACGGCATCAGCGACCCGTTTGTCGGGGAGACCGACTTTGGCGCGTAGGATGACAAGGGCGATGCGCCACGAGGTGCAGAGCGCGGAGATCGCGGAAAAGTTCACGGTGCCGTCGCCGACGCGGGGATGGAATGCCGAGGATCCGCTGGCGAACCTCAAACGCGGCGACGCTTATCAGCTCGACAACTGGATCGCGCGGCCGGGATATTGCGAGATCAGGAAGGGCTTTGCCGAACACGTCGTCGACTTTACCGTGGTGCCGGAAAGCTTTCTGCCTTACCGCGCCGGCGCCAGCGAGAAGATGTTCGCGGTCTCCGACGGCTCGATTTACGACACGACGTCGGCGGGTGCGCTCGGCGCCGCGGTTGTCTCCGGGATGGCGAACTCCCGGTTCCAGTCGATCAACGTCTCCAACGATGCCGGCGTCTTCCTGCTGGCCTTCAATGGCGCCGACGTCCCGCGCAAATACGACGGCACGACCTGGGGGACGTCCGTCATATCCGCCACCGTCGGCTCGATCTCGATGACCGGGGCCGTCATCAACAACGCGATGCTGCATCATCGCCGGGTCTTCCTGCAGGAGAAGGACAGCCTTCGAGTCTGGTATCTGCCGGCCAATGCGATCTCGGGAACGCCGGGGCTGCTCGACCTCGGCATGGTGTTTCCGCAGGGCGGCGGTCTCGTCGGCATGGGCGTGTTCTCGATCGGCGGCGGCGGCGAGAACCCGCAGGCGATGGCGGCGTTCGTCACCGACCAGGGCGAGGTCGCGATCTATGCCGGCGATAATCCGGCGGACGCAAATGCATGGGCCATCGCCGGCGTCTACACCATCGGCAAGCCGCTCGGACGGCGGGCCATATACAACAAGGCCTCGGACCTCATCGTGGTCACACATGACGGCGCGATTTCCCTGCGCGCGGTGATGGCCGCCGAGGGCGACTCGCAGAAGTACAAGCCGGTGACGTCGCGCATCAAGAACGCCTTCGCCATGGCGGCGACATCCTACGGCACGAAGTTCGGCTGGGAGACCATCTTCTATCCAACCGGCCAGCTCACCATCGTCAACGTGCCTATCACCGAGCTGGGCCGGGCCAAGCAGTTCGTGCAGTCACAGACCGGGGCGTGGAGCCAGTTCATCGGCATCAATGCCGTCTGTTGGGTCTATGTGAACGACCAGATTTATTTCGCCGGCACCGATGGCGACGGCGTCAAGGGCGTCTTCCGATGGGACACCGGCGGGTCCGACAATGGCGTCGCGATCCAGTGCGATTTGATCCCGGCCTTCGACCAGTTCGGCGACGCCCGCTTCAAGAACTTCACCATGCTGCAGCCGATTCTGCGCATCGCTCCACAGCTGCGCCCGTTCATCGACATGCTCGTCGACTATAAACTGACGCAGCCGAACAACGTGCCGGACAGCGAGACCTCCGGCGGCTCCGGCGTCTGGGGCGTCAGCCTCTGGGGCGTCGGCTTGTGGACGTCGGCCAACCCGCTGCGCCAGGACTGGACGTCGACAACCGGGGCGGGCTACGCCGGCGCGCCGCGCCTGAGGGTCATCTCCAATCCGGATCCGGTGAGCGGGGTCTATCCTACGCGGCGCTGTGAGCTTCTGGTTTGCAACGGCACCTACACGCCGGGATCGGCTTTCGGATGAGATTGCTGGATCACCCACAAAAGGACCTGCTGGTCGCCGAATGGGTCCGCCTGCGGATTCCGCATATGGAACACGGCGGCTTCGGAGCGCCGCTGCCTGGCGGTCGTCTGCCTTATGTCGCCTATGGCGTCATCGGCGGACCGGATCGGGTGACGATGCTAGGCGGCGTCGTCTTCCATAACTACGTCCCGGCCTATCGCTCGATCGAGTGGTCGGCGGCTTCGGTGACCCCGTGCTGGCTTAACCGCGAGATCATCTCCGATATTCTTTCGTATCCCTTCGGCAAGCTGGGCTGCGCCCGCATCACCGCCATCATCCCGAAGCCATCGGGCAAACCGGATGACCCCGCCCAGCGCGCCTGTGACTTCCACTGGCGCTTCGGCTTCAAACACGAGGGCACGGTGCGCCGACTGTTCGGTGGCCGCGACGCCTTCATCTTCGGCCTCCTGGCGTCAGAGTGGCGCAAGTCCCGCTTCAATACGCACCGAGAAGACGTTCGTCAGACTGTGAAGGCGTAGCATGGGCAAGAGTGCGGGGTCGGCGCCACCGCCGACGGATCCGGCCAAAACTATTGCAAGTCAGCAAGCCTCTAATGAGGCCACTGCTCGCTTGCAGCAGCAGCTTGGCATGATTAATACGACCGGCCCCGGCGGGTCGGTACGTTATATCTCGGATCCGAGCGCCCCTGGCGGTTACCGTCAGGAGACGGAACTCGACCATCAACAGCAGTCGATCTACGACCTCGGCTCTGCGGCGCAGGCGGGCGCGCTGCGCACGGCCGGCAACCAGATCGGCCGCATCGACACAGCGCTGGGTGACACCCTGACGCCGCCGGAGCTGTCGGAATCCTATGCCAGCGGTGGCGATATCTCGCGGTCCTTCGACGCCGGCGGCCCGGTGCGGCGGTCCTTCGACACCGGAGGCGATGTCACCGGGACCTATGGCAGCGGCGGGCCGCTGTCGCGCACATTCAACACCGGTCAGGCCGTGCAGGGGCAAGTGGGGCCGACGGACTTTGAAGCCGCTCGCAACGCCACCATCGACAGCGAGTTCGGGCGGGCGCGGTCGCGGCTCGATCCGATGTGGGAGCAGGCGCAGGACAAGGAACGCACACGCCTCGCCAATCAAGGGCTATCGGAGAACTCCAGCGCGACCATCACGGCGAACGACAATTTCGGGCGGGCGCGAAACGACGCCTATGACACCGCACTGTCGTCGGCTGTGCGGGCCGGCAATGACGAGGCCGGGCGCATGTTCGATCAGAGCGTGCAGCAGGGCGAATTCGCCAACCGAGCAGCGGGCCAGCAGTACGCACAGGGCGAAGGCTCCGCGCGCTTCGGCAATGAAGCCGCGCTGTCGGACGAGGAGCGCAACCGAGCGGCGGCGACTTTCGGCAACGCCGCTGTGGCCCAGCGCTATGGCCAGAACGCGGGAGCCGCTGGCTTTGAGAACGACGCCACCGGCCAGGAGTTCGACCGCAACATGGCGCGGGCTACGTTCGGCAACACGGCGACGGCGCAGGAGGAAGGCCGCAACGCGGACCGCGCTAACTTCGGCAACACGGTGCGGCAGGCCAACTTCGGGAACCGGGCCTTTGCGCGGTCGCAGCCGATCAGTGACTTCGCCGCGCTTTTGGGAACCGGCGGGACCACGGCGATGCCGGCGGCATACAGCGGGCCGGTTGCGGGCGTGGCGCCGACGGACGTGCTCGGGTCTTATGCTTTGAACAGCCAAGAGAAGCAGAATGCATACAACCAGCGCGTCGCGCAGGCGAACTCGAAGAACCAGGCGCTAGCTAGCATTATCCGGGGTGGCATGGCGGCATTCGCATGACAGACCAGATCCCAGCATATGCCTCAACCGCAACGTCCGGCTCCTTGCGGAAATCCGCGCGGCTGGCCGACATCATCCGGCAGATGCGCGAGCAGCCGAGCACGGTATACAACACGGCGACCGGCACGAACCTTTCCATCGTCGGCGACGCGCTTGCCTCCTATGGACAGAGCCGCGCAGAGAAGAAGGGCGAGGAAGGCCTCAAAGCCGACCGCGCGAAGATGTCGGACCTGATCCTCGGCAACGCATTCCCCGGCGATGCTGCGGCGGCGGCATACCCAGACAGCTTCAATTATCCAAGCCAAGATGGACCCGGCAATTTCACGCCAGGACAGTTCACGCCGGAGCAGCAGAAGGCTGGCTCGCTGGCGGCGCAAGTGCGCGGCATCGCCGACTATACCGGCGACCCGCTGAAGGCTTTGACTTACGGGCAGGGCGTGCAACGCCAAGGTATCGAGGATGAGCGCTACAAGAGCGAGCGTGATTATTCTCGCGGTCGCGACACGGTGGCGGACACGCAGGCGGACCGCGTCTTTGGCGCACAGACCGATCAGTTCGGCAGGTCGCTTGAAGAGACCACGCGCCACAACAAGGCAACCGAGGGCCTTACGGCGGACGAGATCGCGGCGAAGAAAGCAGCGGCGACGGGTCCGGACTTCTCCAATGAGAACATGCTGCGCAACCAGTACAACGGTCAGGCGCAGAATTTCGTCGCCGTGCGCGATGCCTTCAGCCGCGTGAAGGGCGTGGGCGATGCATCGGACCCGGCGGCGCAAATGGCGCTGATCTTCGGTTACATGAAGATGCTCGACCCTGGCTCGACGGTACGCGAGGGGGAATACGCCACGGCGCAGAACACCACGGGCCTGCCGGGCATCGTCACCAACGCCTACAACCGCCTGATCGACGGCAAGTTCCTGACGACCGAGCAGATCGCCGGGTTCAAGGCGCAGGCGAACGAGCAGTACAAGCGCGCCGAGGAAAACTACGGACGCACATACGACTTCTATCAAAAGCAGGCGCAAAGCTACCTGATGGATCCCTCCATCATTCAG